GCGTCACAAAGTCCGATATGAACGACTTGGAGAAAGTACAGTTCAAGCGTTGGAAACGAGCAGCATCCATCCAATATCAGAAGAACGCGAAGATAAAGAGTAAACGTATTGCGTTTGTCAGAACTTTGCATATGGCTCAGGAGTACACAAAGACCCCCCTCCACTTCGTATATCAGAATGATTTCAGGGGCCGCAAGTATGCGGTATCTTCGTTTGTATCACCGCAGGGCCCGGACTATTCAAAAGGACTCCTGGTATTTGGACAAACAAAGCCGATCCTAGATGAGAGTGGCTACACATGGCTATGTGTACACGGGGCCAACACATACGGCAACGACAAGCTGAGGTTCCAGGATCGCAAAGCATGGGTAGAGTCCAAGACGGAGGACATCCTGGCTGTTGCTAAAGACCCCCTAGATTGCAAGTGGTGGGCTGATGCAAGTGATCCACTTCAGTTCCTGGCTTTTTGCTTCGAGTTCGCGGGATTCAAGCAGCATGGGTATGGCTTCCTATCAAGATTACCCATAGCCCTGGATGGTAGAAACAATGGACTACAACACCTCAGCGCATTAGGACTGGACGAGGTGGGTGGAAGGGCCACATGCTTGATCGACTCAGAGACCCCGGAGGACATGTATCAACTCATCTACGAACTGCTGTGGTCCAAGGTCGAGGAGGATGCCCATAATCCACTAGCCCAGATGTGGTTGGCTTTCGGGGGGTCCAGGTCCCTATGCAAGAGACCGATCATGGTTATCCCCTACGGTGGGACAAAGTACTCTTGTAGAGACTACATTCAAGACTACATTCAAGACGAGATTGAGGCTGGAGCAGTAGACGAATTCAAGGATGACATATATAGGGCAGTAGCCTATCTTGCTGACCTCATGTGGACTACAGCCAATGAAGCTGTACCAGCCGCCCGAAAGATCATGGCTTATCTTCAAGCTGTAGGAAGAGCCTTAGCCAAGGAGAACCTGCCGGTCATCTGGCAGTCCCCCAGTGGGTTCTGGGTTCATCAGATGTACCCCGAGACCAGTAGCCGCCGAATAACAACCCACATCGACGGGTCCCTGATAAAGCCCCAGGTACGCTTAGACAATTTCAAGGCAGTAGACCGGAGGCGAGCATCTAACGGGGTTAGCCCTAACTTTGTGCATAGCATGGATGCGGCTGCTATGACGATCACAATCAACAAGGCCCTGGATGCAGGTATCGACAGCTTCGCTATGATTCACGATAGCTACGGAGTGCATAGCCAGGACACAGACCTGATGGGTAAATTGATCCGCGAATCGTTCGTTCAGATTTACCGGGATGATTGGCTGGCGAAGTTTGTTAGCCACGCCGAAGAAGTCCTCCCTGACCTCCCCTCACCACCCGAAAAAGGAGACTTGGATATCGAGGAAGTTATCGACTCACAGTATTTCTTTGCCTGAAGAACCCCTTCAGTGGAAGACTTACCCGTAGGTCATTCATGGACAGTCTCGCTATACCTATAGAACACATGAGCAACAGCACCACCAACCACCTACTAAAAGTTTTAGACGAAAAAATAGAGGCAGGTTCACTCATCCCCGTGAACTTACAAGCTGCACTGATCGCTGAGGGGATTGACGTAGAAGCGATCATAAACAGGACTACTTCATTTCATGAGGATTTTATAAATTATGAGTACGACAAAGACACCTGAGAACCACATGGTATTGACTGGGCAAGCACTTTGGTGTGCCTTCATTACCCCTGATGCATTCGCGGGGGACGTAGAGAAGTACAAAGGGAAGATTCTGATCAAGGAATCTGAAGCCACTGAGCTTATGGCTTGGATGGATGCTTCTGTTGAAGCCCACTGGGAGAAGGTCACTGAGGCGAAGCCTAACAAGAAGTGGAACCAGCACCCCATGTATCAAGTCTCTGAGAAGTATGAGGGGTACATCGAGATACAGTTCAAGCAGAACGCTGAGGTGAAGCTGCGCGATGGCAGCCTCTGGACTCCCAAACCAGTGATCTACAACAGCAAGGCACAGCGCGACGAGGACCTGGAGGTCATCCCGAATGGCGCGACGATACGGGTAGCTTGGCAGCCAGTCCCTTGGGATAACGCCGGGCAGAAGAACCTTGGCTTGCGTATGAGGCCGGTAAGTGTCCAGGTGGTTGACATGGGCACAGGGCTGCCGGGACCTAGCGGCGGCGGAAATCCATTCGCTGCATTCACGGAAGAAGAAGAAGAAGGGAACGATGAGCAAAAGGAGTTGGAGAAGGGCACGGAGGTCACGGATACAGAAGGGGAAGAAGCAGTTAACTTTTAGGTCTGGTTTTGAGGGCCAGTTCGCCCAAGACCTAACCCGTAGGGGCCTCGAGTGGGAGTACGAGACCAAGCTTATTCACTATGAGAAAACCCATAGCTACAAGCCTGATTTCATACTCCCCAACGGGGTCATAATTGAAACGAAGGGTTACTTCAAGTCCGTTGATCGTACAAAGCATCGGCTGATCAAGAAGCAACACCCTGAGTTAGACATCCGATTCGTATTCATGAACCCGGATGCACGGGGAGAAGGGAGCAAAGCGACAAACGCTGAGTGGTGTGAGAAGTTTGGATTCCAATACGCAAGGATGCGGATGCCCAGGGAATGGGAGAAGTAGGAATGGAGAGGATTGATTACATCATCGTGCGGGAAGTGGATAACTGTAAGGACTGTTGTGCTGTTGAGATCGACAAGATGCATCGACGGCAGGGCTGGCTGAAGATCGGTTATCACTTTGTCGTAACCACGGAAGGAGAACTGGAAACTGGAAGGGCCCTGGGATTTCCTGGGGCCCACGCCAGGGGATTTAACAACTGTTCGATTGGCATTGCGCTCTGCGGCAGCGACCATTCGGACGAGCAACTCAGCAGCTTATTTACTTTGGTGCTGGGGCTGCTGCTGCAATACCCAGACGCAGAGATAATCAACCACCCGTTGCTACGGGATAACGACGATGATGATAAGGGTTTTAATGCGGAGGTCTGGTGGACAAATCTTATCCTGACAGTTCCTTGATACTTCAAACGGGCTGCCCATCTTGCCCTAGCTCAGATGCGTACAGTTTGTACGACGATGGGCATGGCTACTGCTTTTCATGTGGTTATCGGACCACATCCAACAACACCGAAAACACGGAGACTAGAAAACCTATGGCTAACAAGCACTTAGTAGATACATCTAATTTTGAAGTCAGCGCCCTGGCAAAGAGGGGCATTAACGCCGCAACAGTTAAGAAGTTCCAGTATAAGTGTGGGGAATTCAGAGGCAAGCAGTGCCAGATCGCTAACTACTATCGAGATGGGAGCGTGATCGCTCAGAAAGTCAGGTTCGCTAATAAAGATTTCTTGTTCCTTGGGGACTCTAAGGAAATTGAACTCTACGGTCAGTGGCTGTGGAGATCGGGAGGTAAGATGGTGGTGGTTTGCGAGGGCGAGATCGACACCCTTTCTGTGAGCCAGATCTTCGGAAACAAATTCCCCGTGGTCGGACTTCCCTGCGGGGCACAGGGTGCTAAGAAGGCTGTTGCCAGAAACCTAGATTGGTTGTCGGGTTTCGGCACGGTCATCTTTTGCTTTGACATGGATAAACCAGGGCAGAAAGCAGCCCAGGAATGTGCCCAGTTGCTACCCCCGAGGAAGTCTAAGGTAGCGCATCTTTCCATGCACGATGCTAACGACATGCTGAGGGCTGGTAGGGCTGAAGACCTGTCGGTTGAGATTTGGGACGCGAAGACGTACACGCCGGACGGCATCCTTAACGGCAAGGACCTCTGGAAGATTGTCAGTACCGAGAACAAGAAGGAATCGAAAGAGTATCCGTGGCCTGGGTTGAACGAACTGACCAGGGGTATTCGCGTTGGGGAGATCGTTACCGTCACGGCTGGCTCCGGGATCGGGAAGAGTCAGGTGGTCAGGGAGATCTTTCATCACCTACTTACCCAGGGTGAGACCATCGGTTACATAGCTTTGGAAGAGTCCGTCAAGCGGACTGCTCTGGGGCTGATGTCACTAGCGATCAACCAGCCGCTTCACCTGGGCCTGGATGAAGTGGACAAAAAGGATCTAAGGAAAGCTTTCGATCAGACCCTGGGTACTGGACGAGTGTATCTTTATGATCACTGGGGGTCCGCTGAGTCAGACAACCTGCTCAGTAAGATTCGGTACCTAGCACACTCAGGCGGATGCCGGTACATTGCTCTGGACCACATATCGATCTGCGTATCTGGGATTGAAGGTGGGGACGAGAGGAGGATCATTGATAACTTGATGACCAACCTTAGATCTTTGGTCGAAGAGTTGAAGGTCGGATTGATCTTGGTCAGCCACTTGCGTAGACCACAGGGTGATAAGGGGCATGAAAACGGGCTCGCCACAAACCTCTCCATGCTCAGGGGGTCCGCTGGCATCGCGCAGCTAAGTGACCTTTGTATCGGATGCGAGCGGGACCAGCAGTCCGTGGATGAAGCCGATACAACAACCCTACGAATCTTAAAGAACAGATGGTCAGGACAGACTGGAGTATGTTCAGTCCTTAACTATGATCATAAGACTGGGCGTATGACGGAAGCAGCCATCAACGAGGTCGAGATCCCAGAGGATCAGAAGGAGGTCACATGGCTGACCGTCTAGTCTTCGACCTGGAGACCAACGGATTCATGGAACGAGAAGATCTGAAGGCTCATTGTCTGGTGCTGCGTGACATAGACACAGGTGAAGTCCTGTCGTATGTGGGTGATGAGGAGATACGGACTGGGGTCAAGGTTCTCGAGGAAGCTAAGGTTATCGTGGGTCACAACATCGTGGGCTTCGACATGCCGGTGCTTAAACGCTTGTACAACTTCAAGCTCAAGCATCGAGCAGTTGATACCCTGATCTGGTCTAGACTCAGCTACGCAGACGTCAAGAACGAAGACCTAAAGAAATGGAAGAGGCAGATCAAATGGGTGAGGAACAACAGTCGGCTAATCGGTAGCCATTCACTCAAAGCCTGGGGTTACCGCCTGGGCATGCTGAAGGGGAGCTTCAGCGATAACACGGATTGGCAGGAGTTCACTCCGGAGATGCTTGAGTACTGTATTCGGGACACCCAGGTCACATTCATACTACTAAAGCACTTAGCTAAAAAGCCCTATTCCCCCCAAGCTTATGCCCTGGAACATTCAGTCGCTGAGATATGCAACGCACAGACAGCAGCCGGGTTCGCCTTCGATACCAGCAAG